TCAACGTACACCTCAACGGTTGACGCAAGAATCTTAATTTCGACATCGTACCAAGTGTCGAGTGACCAAGAATATACGCCACCGTTTGCGAAAGTCTCATCTTCACGCAAATACAATTTGTTGTCTGACGTCCGGAAATAAATCCCAGTGCCAAGGTCGTTTGTATCGAATGATGGCGCCGCCGAATCTGTTATCGTTACATTTGGTCCGACAGCCGTGCCTGTGGGGATTCGAACACGGAAATAAAACGATTGCCCTGTCACCTTCGTGTATTTGTTAGATATGATTCCAGTTTTCCAGTTCAGAACCGTTCCGTCCGACGAAATATTCATCACGCCGCTGCTAACAGTGACGGTCGCCCCGGAAGATCCAGTAACCGTCCATATATTAGAATCGAGTGACGAGCCGGGGAAAAGATCGACAACCTGACTGTGCACGCCGCTTTTGTAACCGGTGCCTTCAATGTTCGTGAAATTTGCTTCCGCATTAAATGTCGTTGTCGCCATAAACTCCCCTTACTATTTTTCGCCGCGTGCAATGCACGGTCGCGCAAGCAGCTTGTCGCGCACGTCGGCAACAAGCACGCGCACCTCGTCGCTCTCGTCTTTCAGCGTTCCGATGATTTGCGTGTTGTCCTTAATGACGTCTGTTGTCTGTTCCAAGACGCCGAGAAGTCTCTTCACAAGCCAAGCCAAGAAAATCAACAGAACAGCACACATCCCGGCGAAGCCACATTGTATAACAGGGTTTCCGACAATCTCATTGCTCATCGAATAATGCTCCCGCAAATGTTTCGCGCACGTGTGCCGCGAAGCTCTTCATGATGTCGATAAAATGGAACGATAATCAACACGCGCCCGCGTATCTCGTGCCGCTCACGGTTGACGCTATCGTCAACGCCGTTTATGTCGCCAAACCCGCCCTGCAAATTCGTCACGTTTGTGCCAAGAGAAATCCATTGATTGAGATAGCCCTGCAAAACAGCAAGCAAATCGGCGTCAGCTTCCACCTCCGTGATCTTCGTCTGGATCAAAATATATGCTTGCGTCGCAAGGTTGTCTGCCGTGTATTCAATCGCCGTTAAATTGTCTTCCGGTTGCAGCTTATGGACAGACGATTGATACGGCACCTCCAGAATTTCAAACAGCGCAAGCTCTTGTTGTTTCGTCAACGCCATGTCAGAGCCTTTCAAAAATGGGGGCGGTTTTTAATCGCCCCCGGATTCGTTTTTAGTAATCGCCGAGGTTGATCCAAAACACCGTGATCGTACCATTCGCAATCAGATTGCACGCCGTGGTCGTTACGTCGTGATCCGCGTCATCAACAAGGATGTTGAGGTACAAATCAAGCGCGGTCGTCGTGCCGTCAATTACAGCATTCTCGGTCGCGGTACTCTGACCATTCGCCGTTGTTGCACCAGCAGACGCTTCCGGGGTAGCCGTGGTCGGAATGATGTTCTGCTCTGTGGTCGCAAGCGCATTATTGTTGCCAGCCGCTGTGGTTCCAACGCCGAAATCGCCGTTCCAATCTGCATCCACGCCTGCGCTTGATTTGGTCAAATCAATGTCTGCGGTAGCGCCGAGAATCATAATAGCACCGGCGGGGAAATCATATAGCTTTTGCGAGCCATACGCAACAACGCCAGCTTCGTCAGCAAGCGTGACCGTTTGATCGTCAAGCGTGAAAACAGTCTTGTTCACAATCCCGTTTCCGTACTCGGCAGCAACCGTACCGGTGGCAAGTGAATAGTCTTCGCCAGCACCGCCCGTTGCATTCGTCGGAACCGCGGAGTGTTCGAGCGATAAATTGTCGCCTAGTCTGTGTCCCATATCGTTTTCCTTTCAAAAAAATGCTAGGGGGAAGCAGAAGGAGAGGAAGGCTCCCCCCTAGCGGGCGCGGGCAATTTAGGAGCTATAGGTCAAGACGCGGCAGAGCTTAGACGAGTCAATCACCTGAATGCCATAAATGCTGGATACCTCAAACGCAACCTGTTTGTACTGGCTATAGATGCTCATAAGGAGCGGGAAGCCAGTAACAGGATCAACGACGGCGAAATGGTCGCCCTGCGTTCCGTAACCCATCACGTTGGTCTGTGGCAGACGTGCGGCGATGCCGAAGCCGGTGAAATCGCCAGCAACCTGCACAAGCGAGTTCGCATCAAACGTACAGGTCGTAGTCGCGAGTGCAAGCGCAGCATCTTCCGCAACCGTTGCCTCAAGACCACGGTCGAGCGTGATCGTGCCAGTGGCACTGTTGCCGATGGAAACGTCAGCCTGCACGGAGTAGCTATAACCGTCGCCGAACTCGATAAGGTCGCCTTTTTTCAGCGCAACGACATCACCTGCATCACAGGTGATTCCGATGGAGGTAGAGCCAGCATCAGTCTCGGCAGTGACATCCGGATCGCCAGTGAGACTTCCGACGACGTGCGTCGGTGCCTGCTGGTCGCGCATGACTTCAAAGCCAAGCACGTCCTGAATCACACCACGGCGCATTACTTCGGTGCCGCCGTAAGTGTTGGCGTTCTGCACGCTCGAATCTTTCAGAAGCGCAGCATAGTCCTTGAGGCTCGCCATCATTTTTCGCTCGTACATCGGGCATTTGTTCTCGGTCAAGAGCTTGTCAATGTCCGCGAAGCCGTCAATATTGGACGCGAAGAACCCGGTGCCACTGTTGCCGACTGCATACGGAATCTTGTAATACTCTGCCCACAGGTCGCTATTGACCTGATTGACAAGACCGGCAATCGCGGAATCGATTTGACGCTCGAAAACGCTAGACAGATCGTAGTCCTGCACTTCTTTGCCGGTGAGCGCAAACGAGGTCTTGTATTCTTTGTTGAACGTAATCGTTTTCGCACCGGTAGTGATCGCGCTGGGCGCTGGCGCAACGTTCGCCGCGCTAACGCTCGCCGCGCTCAAATCAGCGGCATAGCCGATATTGACCGTCTGCCCAAGCGCAGCCGATTCGGCTTGATAGTCCATTGCAACCGACGCCAGTAACTGGTTGTTGTTGCGGAGATATTCACGCGCACGCGCGATAATAAGAGGTTTCAAACTTGCGGAATGTGTGTTAGCCATTTTGTTTCCTTTCGTTTATACGCCTTCAACGGCGTATTTTCCAGATTTCATTTGCTCCGTAGTGAGCTTGTTAAATTCTTTGCTTGTCAATGTGATCTGCTCCCCACTGTGGGGGCGACCAAAGCCGCCGGGGATTGTTGGGTTAGCCTTCGCAGGAATCAGACGCTTTCCGACGTCAGACTGCATATAGGCTGCAACGTACTCCCCAATCGGTGACGCAATCTCCGTCAACGGATCAACGTGCTTAACCTCATAACTTCCCGTTGCGGGGTTTTCTATAGCTCTGATATTGTCGCTGTTGTTCAGAAGGATAGAGTCGACCGCAACGCCAATAAGCGCGGGATCGGCTCCAGCATCCGTCATGCTTTTGACAATCGCCTGTCGCTTTGCGCCGCGCTTCACAAGCTCTTCCTTTTTCGCCTGCTTCCGCATTGCTTCTTGCAATTCGGAAATTTGCGTTTTCAATGCAACAGCATCATCATTGCCTGTTTTTTTGCCTCCGGCGGTTGTGGCTTTTGCTTCCTCAAGCGCCTTTTGTAGTGCTGCCTTTTCCTCTTCCTGCGCACGGAATCGACCAACCATGCCGCGATGTTCGTTTTCAGCCTTCGTCTTGATCGCTTCCATTTCGGCTTTCAGCGAATCAAGTTCTGCCTTGTAATCAATGTCGTTTGTTTCCGTCGCATTTGTTTCAACATCCATTTCGTTTCTCCTTTTTGGTTTTCGTGGCCGGTCTTTCGTGAGCGACCCAAAAAGCAATTTTCCCGAAATCCCCTTGCTACACTAATCCAATATGGCTCATCAAACGTTCAACCTTTTTCTCAAGCCCACCGGTATCGACGCGCTGATCCTGCGCAATAGCGATTTTCTCAAGACGGTCAATCCGTTTCGTAAGAGCCTCCACTTGCTTTTTTAATTCCTGACTCGTCTGCCTCTTCGGCTTCGCTTCCGTTTTGATTTCCGGTTTCTCTTCCATCATCAACCTCCAATCCTATGGATTCCTTGACATCGTCCATCGTAGCCATAAATACGTCCATCCCCGCGATGGACACCTCCGTATTACTCTCCCCGCGATATTCCTTCACGGCTTCAACCCAAGCGCGCAACGCCGTCAAAATCGGATGCGCAAACGACCGCAACAGAACCTCTAACGGGTTGCGATCAAGTTCCTTCGCCTTCGCGCTCTGCCGCGCATTTTGCGTCTGCGTCGTAAGCGCAAGCGAATTAACTACCTCGTAAAGCGATTTCGTGAGCCGCTCAATATCTTTCAGCTGCGAGTTCGACGGTGATTCCGGAGGCGTGGTATAGCCGGCACTCTCCCCGGGGCGCAGAATGATCGCTTCCGTTTCGCCGGAGAATATACCGTCTACTCGCTCGTCTCCCTCAAGCGTCAGAACCAATTGCGCGAATGCCTGTCGGTCAAGCTGCCACGTGTGCGCGGATTCGCGATTGAAAAGCTGCACCACAATCGGGTATAACTTTTCCATCATCCATTGACCTTCTCCGGCGCGAATCTCAAACACAGGGAGGCGACCGAACGCGTGCTGGCTTGCATCAACCTTCATCGCTGGCTTACTGGATGATTCCGGAGGCGAACCAATGTCAACGCAAAGCTCATACGTCACAATATCGGAATCCGAGATATAGATATAACGATGCACATCCTTATCCGGCGGTAAATAATCCTGCGTCCGTGTTTGCGTTACAGTATGCAAGCGAACCCAAACCAATGCGCCAAACTCGTCATGGCTCCAGTCGTCAACCATAGACGCATCAAGCAACTGCAACCGTGCATCGAGTGAACCGTCAACCGCCGCCTGTCCCTCACGCTCCCGGAAATCTGCTAAGAAATACGCCCGATTGTGCAGCACCATAGAGAGCAGCGCGTCACGCGCAACAGTCGGCAAGGATGTGCCGTTTCCGTCTGCATTGTAATTAAGTTCAGTCCAGTATTCCGATTCCGGTTCAGCGGTTACGAAAGGCGGCACCCTGAAAACGCTAGCCCGGAAAAGGTTTAGAAGCCCCGAAACGCGGTTGATATATTTCGACCGACGCTTCCGCATCCTGTAAATTTTTTCGTTTTTCTCTTCCGACTCGCGCTTGAATAATATCTTGTCCATTTGGCTATCGAAAGCCGTGCCGCCATTATATGTTGCGTTGTGGAGAGCGATTTTTTCCGGGTGATATTCAGGATTCGTTTTGCAAATATCAATTGCCGGTATCGTGTCTGGAAAAATCATATACAAAGCCCCTATATATAGGCGGGCATTGCGCCCAAATCCTTGCGAGTCGACATATAGCGACGACCCATCCAAGCCATCGCAAGCGCAGCAACCAAGTCATCGTGGTCGCCTGCCGGGGCGGCATACTCAATGCTGCCGCCGCTCCGGAGCGTGTATTCGTAAATCGACAACTGCCGGTGCAATTCCTTGTGACGTGCCGGAATAAAAATCTTGTGCTGCTCAAGAGCAAGGCACAAACCCTCAATCAGGCTCTTCTTGCTCTTGTAATTCCAAAAGCACTCGCGCAAATTCTTGACCTTTTGCTTGTAATATTTAATGTATTCGTCGGTGTTTTTCCCGGGTGCGCCGCCGCTTGTAGAGTCAATGACGACGGGTGCGCCATTATACCGACGCTGCAATATCGATGCGTGTTCCGCGCCAAGCTCATGCCGTTCGCCAAGCGGACGACATTCGGAAAATACCACCTGATTTTTTGAGTTCAGCACAACAATCGCAGACGGATCGACAACACGCCCAAGGTCAAGACCTATAACGTAATTCTCACCGCTCATCGGCTGTTCGGATACGTCGCCAGCCTTGCTCGCCGCCAAGTCGTCGCCGCGGAACACCGCCGCCTCCGAACTAATCGCCTCGCAAGCAATCTCGATCCGGTATTTGAGGTCTGGCATTTGCTGTTTCATTAGGCGCAGTTCCTCAAGACCGCCATCGCCCTGATAAACCATGCCAAGCCATGACGGAATATTGAATGATTCGTAGTTCGGATCATACCGCTTGTCGCCCTTTAGACCGCGTGCGAACAAATCCTTGTAATACCAAGATTCTTTGCCGCTGTGCTGCCCGGAAATGACAAGGCTTCCGCGCCTGTCGGAAATCAACGGACGCACTACCGACCAAAATTTGTCCCCGGCGAAGTCCTGTATCTCGTCGCACCAAACCATGTCAAGACCGCTGCCGCGCAGATTGTGCGGGCGCTCAAACGTTCTAAACCCAAGCGTCGATCCGTTTTTGAACCAGATTTTCGGGTAGGGTTGCGCCTTGCTCTTTTTGATAACCTTCTCGACCGCCTGATTCGTCGTCATCTCTTCATACTGCTCTTTTGCCTGACCATAGCTTGGGGCAATATACCAGATTTTGTACCCGGCTTTCGAAAGGCAGCACATGGTCGAGGCGGTGCGGAATGCAAAAGTTTTCCCGGCGCGACGCCCAGCCATGAGCGAGACGAACCGCTTGTCGCCCTTCGTGATCGTGTCAACGACCTTTCGCTGCCAGTCGGTTGCATGGAGACGGAATTTCATATCCTCATCCCTCCCCGGTCTCGCCAGCGGCGTACTGGGTTGCAGTAATATCCCAGTCAATATCAATAACAATGTCTTCGTCGTCAATCTCACGATCAATCTCAATCTCCGCGATGCGCTCTTCCGCTTTCAGACGCGCCAACCCTTTTCCGTTTTCGAGTTCGTCGAATAGCGCGTGCAACCGCTTTGCTTTCGACGACCGGAAAAGTTCGTTAATCGCATCCTCTTCCGCTTTTTTTGCTATCACGCGCTCGATTTCTTCCGGCGTGAATTTCAACTGGTTCTTCGTTCGGTAGTCCTTGCGCCCGCGAATCTGTTTTTCTTTGTGCATCGTCCGCAATTTCGCTTCCGACACACCAATCATTTTCGCGGCTTTGCGAACACCAATGAATTCCTGCTTACCCATTTACGTTTACTCTTTTCTAGGTTGGCGCACGGTTATGAAAAGCGGTTGCCAAGCTAAATATTTTGTAAACCATTAACGCAAAACAACTTACAAGATTTAACACCCCTAGTTTTTATTCCTTCACACGGAGG